AAATGAGTGATCCAGTAAACCCAGAACATTACAAGCAAGGCGATATAGAGTGCATCGAAGCCATACGTGCAAGCATGGGCGAGGACGCTTTTAAAGGGTACTTAAAAGGTAATTGCTTGAAGTACTTGTGGCGCTATGAGATCAAGGCGTGGCCTATAGAAGATTTAAAGAAGGCTGAGTGGTACTTACATAGGCTGATATCCGTAACGGAGAAATGATATGAAGGTAGTACTGTACTTATTCCTAGCTAATTTTGGTTGGATAGAGTTTGAAGCCTACGAAAGTTTTGAAGTATGTAACACCGCTAGGGAGCATATCCTTGAGGGTAACCCTAGCCTACAGATAGAAACGCTATGCTGTGCGCTTGACGAATCAGGATGCAGGACTGAAAAGGAATTAGCCGATGGCATACAACAGTAATCCTTTTATAGACGGTGATGAGCTTAGTATAGGTGATTATGTCCCGTGGGAACGAGGTAAGCAGCTCCGTTGTAGGAAGTGCGGAGGGCTTTTAAGTACCACACTTATACACGTTAACCTATCAGAATGCACCACAGACTTTTTTGAATCAAACGTAACTCAGACACATCAAGATGATCCCACAGGTTGGGAGTCAGATTGTGGAGATGTCATGGTTGGAGATGTCCCTTGGATCTAATAACAGTAGACTTTGAGACTTACTATGGTAGTAAGTACTCCCTTAAGAAGCTGACCACAGAAGAATACATACGTAGTGATGAGTTTGAAGTTATCGGTGTAAGCGTCAAGGTTAATGATGAGGAAGCTGAGTGGGCAAGTGGTTCCCATAAGCAACTTAAGGCTTATCTACAGGGGTTTGATTGGGGCAATAGTATGCTGCTAGCGCACAATACTATGTTTGACGGAGCCATACTTAGCTGGATATTCGACATACACCCCAAGGTATTAGCAGATACTCTATGCATGGCCCGTGCGCTGCATGGTGTAGAGGTGGGAGGCTCACTCAAAGTATTAGCAACGAGGTACGGCATAGGTGCAAAAGGTACTGAGATAGGCGATGCCCTAGGGTTACACCGCACTGATTTCGGGGACGAGCAGCTATCTGCCTATGGCGACTACTGTATTAACGATACAGAACTATGCTATGAGTTGTTCCATATTATGGGCGATGGGTTCCCCAAGTCAGAGCTAAAGATAATAGACATTACGCTACGTATGTTTACTGAGCCGCTACTTGAGCTAGACATGGCACTGCTTAACGGGCATTTAAAGGCTATCAAAGGGCGAAAAGCTGCCATGCTAGAGGATTGTTGGGTGCATAAAGATGACCTGATGAGCAACCCAAAGTTTGCCCAATTGCTTATAGCAGCAGGGGCTACTCCACCCATGAAGACTAGCCCAACAACTAAGAAAGAAACTTACGCGTTTGCCAAAAGCGACAAAGAATTTATGGCCCTGTTACAACATGCTAACCCTGCGGTACAGGCGTTGGTGTCAGCTAGGCTAGGTAACAAGTCTACCCTTGAGGAGACTCGTACTCAGAGGTTTATAGATATCGCAGGGCGCGGTGCATTACCTGTACCCATAAAGTATTACGCCGCACACACTGGACGGTTTGGTGGGGATGACAGCATAAACCTGCAGAACTTACCTAGTAGGGGGGAAGACGCTAAACAACTTAAGCGGAGCATAAAAGCTCCCGAAGGGTACATGGTTGTTGACTGTGACTCCTCTCAGATTGAGGCTAGAGTACTGGCGTGGTTAGCGGAACAAGAAGACTTAGTGACTGCATTTACTAACGGTGAAGACGTATACAAGCAGATGGCCTCAAAGATATACGCTATCCCCGAAGAGCAAGTAACTAAAGAGCAACGCTTTGTAGGTAAGTCTACGATACTAGGTGCAGGGTACGGTATGGGTGCAGTCAGGTTTAAAGAACAGCTACGCATATTTGGGGTAGAGGTTAAGCTAGACGAGGCCAGAAGGATTATTGAGGTCTATCGAGATACTAACTGGAAGGTATGTCACTTATGGCGTAACGCTCAGAATGCTTTGGAAGATATGTTTAACGGCAAAGCATTCAGCTTTGGTAGGGACAAACTTTTAAGGAACGTCCCATCAAAGATAGGTGCAGAGATAAAGAATTGTGGGTTTACGTTACCCTCTGGATTGATACTACGTTACGAGGACATGGTATGTGAGCAGACACATAAAGGCCCACAGTTTTCTTACATGACCCGTAGTGGCAGGACTAAGATATACGGCGGTAAGGTTATAGAGAACTTATGCCAAGCCCTAGCACGGATAATTATTGCCGAACAGATGGTCAAGGTAGCTAGGAAGTACCGTACCGTACTGACAGTACATGACAGTATTGGTGCCTTAGTGCCAGTCGATGAGGTAGTAGAAGGCCAGATGTTTATTGAGAAGTGTATGCGCCGTATACCCACATGGGCAGAGGGTTTACCTCTTGAGTGTGAATCAGGGTTCGCAGATAACTATGGAGATGCAGGATGAGCAAGGCAGTAACCGCAGCACCTTGGTCTTACTCAAAGCTAAAGTCTTTTGAGACTTGTCCTAAGCAGTTCTACCACGTAAAGGTAGTAGCTGAGTACCCGGAGTCTACTAACGAGGCTATGTTCTACGGCAACAGGTTACACAAAGCATCAGAATTATATGTCCGTGACAGAGAGGAGCTAGGGAAAGACTTTGAGTTCCTTAAGCCTACCTTGGATAGCCTTATGGCTAAGGGTGACTCCCGACTATGTGAATACAAGATGGGCCTTACCGTAGACCTAGAAGCCTGTGGGTTTTTCAGTCCCGATGTATGGTGGCGAGGCATCATAGACCTGCTGATACTGGATGCAGATAATGGGGTAGCACGGGTAGTAGACTATAAATCAGGTAAGGATAAGTATGCAGATGTAGCCCAGCTAGAGCTTATGGCAATGGCTGTGTTCAAACATTTCCCTGCGGTTAAAACAGTTAAGGGGGCACTGCTATTTGTAGTTGCCGGTAGTATAGTAAGTGAGACCTATAAGGTCAGCGATGAAGCGGTACTGTGGGACAAATGGAACGGTAAGTTTTCCCAGATGAATACCGCATTTGATAATGATGTGTGGAACCCCAACCCCAGCGGCCTGTGCTACAACCATTGCCCTGTGCTTGAGTGTCCCCATAACGGGAGGAACTAATGGCATATACAAAGACACCTAGACCCTACAAGAAAGAGTACCAGCAATCACTTGCCCGTGGGGAGCATGAAGGCAGGATGGAGCGCCAACGTGCTAGGCGAGATTACGACAAGCGAGGGGTTGACCGCACTGGTAAAGATATAAGTCATGCCAAGCCAATCAGTAAGGGCGGCACAAACAAGGACGGGACAAAGTTAGCTTCCCGTAGTAAAAACCGAGCAGCGGGTGGAGCCATGTCAAAATCCCGTGCATAAAAGTAATTAGTATTAAGGAATAGTATGCAGATAGTAGATGACAGAGCAGTATTGCTCCGATTGCGCGACCCTGAAAGGGTTACAGACGTAATACCCAAGAGCAAAAAGATGTCTGACGACGAGGTTCTTGTTAAGTGGGGGCTAGATGAGGCACTTGTCCTAAAGAACCTAAACATAACTATCCCATCCCCAATTATGAACACCTATAAGTGGCCCGGACGGTACACCCCCTTTGATCACCAGAAGGAAACAGCGGGGTTCCTCACCCTCCACAAACGTGCGTTCTGCTTTAACGAGCAAGGGACAGGTAAGACAGGTAGTGCTATATGGGCTTCCGACTACCTCATGTCCATAGGCAAGATAAAGCGGGTATTAATAGTATGCCCACTATCTATTATGGACAGCGCGTGGAGGGCTGACTTGTTCAAGCTGGCTATGCACCGCACGGTCTCAATTGCATATAACAAGAACGCTGCGAAGCGTAAAGATATCATTGAGAGTGGTGCAGAGTACGTCATCATTAACTATGACGGGATAGAGATCGTCAAGAAAGAAATAGCCGAAGGAGGGTTTGACTTGATCATTGTAGACGAGGCTACCCACTATAAAAACCCCACCACTGCCCGATGGAAAGTACTTAACAAGCTGATAAATAAGAATACTTGGCTATGGCTTATGACGGGCACCCCCGCAGCACAGTCACCCATTGACGCTTATGGACTAGCTAAACTAGTTAACCCAAACAATGTACCTAAGTTTGCAAGTAGCTGGCGTGACACAGTGATGAGCAAGATTACTCAGTTCAAGTGGGTACCCAAGAAGGAGTCTACAGAGACTGTTCACCGAGTCTTGCAGCCAGCTATTAGGTTTACCAAAGAAGAATGTCTGGACTTACCAGAAATGGTTTACGTAGATAGGGAAGTTCAGCTTACTAGCCAACAGACTAAATACTACAACAAGCTAAAGAAAGACATGATCATGTCTGCTGCCGAGCATCAGGTTACGGCAGTGAATGCAGCGGTGAACCTAAACAAACTCTTACAGATATCTTGTGGTGCTGTGTATACAGACGATGGCAAGACCTTAGAGTTTGATATAAGCAATCGGTACAAAGTGCTGAAGGAAGTTATTGATGAGTCCAGTAATAAGGTTCTAGTGTTCATTCCTTTCAAGCATGTCATTGACGTACTAGAGGAACGCCTTAAAAAAGACAATGTATCTAATGGCATTATCCGTGGGGACGTAGCGGTTAACAAACGGACTGACTTGTTTAATAAGTTTCAGACTACGCCTGACCCGCAAGTACTGCTGATCCAGCCTCAAGCGGCAGCGCATGGTGTAACCCTAACTGCTGCAGATACCGTGGTGTGGTGGGGGCCAACCAGTTCACTGGAGACTTACCTGCAAGCCAACGCCCGTGTGCATAGAGCGGGACAAGTTAACAAGTGTACGGTAGTTCATATACGAGGTTCTAACGTAGAGAAACATATATACACAATGTTAAGTAAAAGAATAGATAGTCACTCAAGAATACTAGATTTATATAAAGAAATACTTGACTAGTAGACTAATACTAAATATAGTCGGCATCCCCTATAAGGAGCGAGTCATGGATAAGTCAGAAAGTGAAGAGCAGATAGACCTTGATAAGTTGATCAAGGTGTTCCGCAAGATACGAGACAAACGGGCAGTGAACAAGAAGGAATACACTAGCGAGGACAATAGGCTGAGTAAGCAACAGGACACCTTGAAAGCCACCCTACTGAAGTATTGCGTAACAGCAAACGTCAATGGTGCTAAGGCTGATAGTGGTAGCTTTACTCGCGGCACAAAGACTCGTTACTGGACTTCCGACTGGGCACCTATGTATGAAGTCATACTAAGTAAAGGTGTACCAGAGTTGCTTGAGCGGCGAATATCGCAAGAGAATATGAAGACTTATCTAGCAGAGAACCCCGAAGAAACTATCAAGGGGTTACAAACGGATACTCAATACACTATTACAGTAAAGAAGGGGAAAGATAATGGCGACGAAGTTTAACGCTACGACAGAGGATATGGCACAGGAGTTTTCCGTGTCAATCGCTACCATACGTTTGTGGGTAAAGAACGGACACATACCTAGGAGTGCTTACCTAAAAGCGGGTAACACCTACAGGTTTTGTATTGACCTTGCCTACCAAGCTCTGCTTGAAGATGAGAAGAGTTCAGCACCGGAGTGGACAGTTACACCAGTATCTACGGGTGATGAAGGCATACAAGAGCAATTACGTGCAGTGGGTGAGACTGAGCGGGTTACCGAGGTAGAGAGCGACGAGTACAGCCGCACTGGGATACATGCTCTTGATACAGATGAAGACGTATGAATCGGATCGGTACTAGTAATGGGGTATTTACTGGGCTACCAAAAGGTATTGAGGGTGTATCCCGCGAAGAGATCAACGTAGTTATCCTTGGGGCATCCCCCTTAAGCAGGAACTACTACGCTGATAACCTCTTTAGCGATGTGTCCATACCTACTTGCTGGTCTAGTGATTCACAAACCCCATCAGCCAATGTATCTGAGGAAGGCAAGCAGTCCGTTAGATGTTTGGATTGTACGCACGACATATTAGGTAGTGCCGTTAACGGTGGCAGGGCGTGTAGGTTTTTCCAAAAGCTAGCTGTTTCTTTCGAGGGCAGTTTGGATGAGGTATATCAGCTACATGTATCAGCAGTATCTATATTTGGTAAGAAGGGAAGTAGTCTACGGGGGTACAGCAAGTTCTTAAAACAGCACGGTACTGCAGCCTCTACGTTGTTCACAAGGATATATTTTGCAGAAGATGTGGAAGCGCCAAAGTTATTGTTCTACCCTAAGCGCCCCCTAGAAGAAGAGGAAATGAGTATCGTAGTAGAAGCAATCAGTTCTGATGCAGCTATGGCTGCGATGGACACAGGTACCTATGTAGGTATCGACCTGACCGAATCACCTTTCAGCATTAGCGAGAGTGGGTTCACAACAACTTAATTTGGAGTACTAAATTAATGCAAGTAATAAGTGAAAATTTTGCAGTAGCACGAAGTGTAAAAGTTAAATACCCTAAGATAAACAAACCTTATAAGTTTGACGATAAGGAAAATCGTACCCTCCCATGTGG